TAATGATCCATCTGTAAAATCATTAATGGAAACTGAAATAAAAAAATATAATTATCGAAAAGAAGCTGAAGAAATAGAAGCATCTGTTTATCGTGTTATTCAAAATAATAAGTTTTTAATAGACCAAAATATTTATGGAAGAGTTTTTACAACAGAAAAAGACAGAACTGAGTCTGTGGGAAAAACAGTTTGGGTAGAATATCAAAATCTAGAGATTAGCTCTCCTATTTTAAATATTAAAAAATTAATTGAATGGGTAGATAATATTGAAAAAGAATATAAAAATTATATTAAAATCAAAATGTTAGAAAGCCAATCTCTAGTAGAAATCAATTGGGATAATGGAGAAGAAGAAATAAATTGTTTCTATACTTCTTGGAAATCTAATGTTACCTTTGATAATCGATTTTTTACAGGAAAGAAGGATTTAGTTAATAAAATTAAATTCTTTTTAGAAAATGAACAATGGTATAAGGACAGAGGTATTCCATATACTTTAGGTATTTTACTTTGGGGAGAACCTGGATGTGGTAAGACTGGATTTATTAAAGCTCTAATGAATTTAACTGGTCGTCACGGTATAGATATAAAGTTATCAAATAATTTTAATTTTACTAGGTTAAGAGAAATTATTTGTGATGAACAGATTACACCAGAAATAATTATACCTCAAAACAAAAGGATTCTTTTGTTTGAAGATATAGATGCTATGGGAGATATAGTTAAAGATAGAGATTTAGCTAGTGATAAACCTAAGAATAAGGATTTAGATTTAGAAAATACAATCAAAGAATATATGAGTAAAAAAAATAAAAAGGAGAAACCTGTTAATGATGAAAATAATAATCTTTCTTATTTTTTAAATATCTTAGATGGACTAAATGAATGCCCTGGTAGAATAATAATTATGACTACTAATAAACCAGAACATTTAGATAATGCTTTAATTAGACCTGGTAGAATAGATTTTAAAATTCATATGACCAAGGCAACAATTGATGATATTAAACAAATTCTAGAACATTATTGGACTACTGAATTTGATAATGAAGTTCCTTTGAGTTGGGAACAAAAACTATCTCATGCTGAAATAGTTAGCTTTTGTAGAATGTCTGATAATATAGAAGATACTTATTTCAAGATAGATAAATTTATTGATAAAGGGTCGTCGTCACCTAGATTTTATCTAAATACACCAGCACCTAGTCCACCGGTTGAGTTGAATTTGTATGATAGTGAGACACAGTAAAGTTAAAATTAAAGTAGTCGGCACTAAAGCCTTATAGACAAAAAAAATTGGTTAAATTAAAACAAAGTTTTAATTTCCTAATTTATCTTACTAAAGTAAGAAAAATTGAAATTTCAACCATCTATCCATCTTTTATTTATTTTATGTCTTTTGGTGATAATATACAATCGTTTATAAATCAAATTTTTGCAGAGGATACTGCTATTTTTAAGTTTCTGGAAGAGAACTCTATTACTATGGTGTTCTCAAATAATAAGTTGCATTGCAACAAAAATGAATTTGTTAAAGCCTTCAACCACTTTTGTGGAACAGAACTTATTTGGCCATCTATCTTAAGAAATTTTAATTACTACCGAATGAGTATTTCACACGGTGGTTCTCGAGATGGATACGCAACTATAATATTTCCAGCTGATTTTAGTTTGGATGAAAGATTTATTAGACACACGGGAAAGTATTCTTGTGAAATTCCAGGATGTGAGTATTCTGGAACTCGTAGTAATCTTATGGTGCATATGCGTAACCATAAGTGTGAGCGTCCCTTTTCCTGTGAGGTTCCGGGATGTGGATACAGTGCAACAACGATTACCAACCTTAATAAACATGTGCGCACCCACACTAGTGAGCGCTCATTAAAGTGTCCTATATCTGATTGTAGTTATACTACAACTATAGAGAAGAAACTCAAAATACATATGTTTCGACACAACAAATCGGAATTATATCCGTGTAATATTCCCGGATGTGGGTATGTTGCTAGAATGCACGGTCATTTAAGGAGACATATGCGAATTCATAATAATGAGACGGGTAGACAATTTCAATGTGAGGTTTCCAATTGTGGATTTATTGCAACCCAAAAAATATATCTATATAATCATATGCGTTCTCAACATACGGAATATATAGAGAAACCTTTGGAAGATTTAGAAAAGCCTTTGGAAGATATCGGAAAGCCTTTGGAAGATATTAAGAAACCGAAGGAAACATCTATCTTTGATAATCCTGAAATTGCTAAAATTCTTGAGGATAAATTACCTGTACCAAAGGAAAAAGAAAATTTGATGGACGATGGTGTTATTGATGTAGATGATCAAACTACTGTAATAGATGTAGATGATGATGCCACAGTAGTAGATGATGATGCCACTGTAGTAGACGACGATATCACTATGTTAACCTCTTAATTTATTTATATTATAAAATAAAAGTTGAATCTTTTACTTTTAATAATAATAACATACTATTATGTCCTTTGGTAATAATATTCAAGTATTTATTAACTATATTAGTAAAAATAAGTTAGAAACTTTCTTATTTGAAGATAATATTTTACAATGTAACAAAACGGATTTTGTAAAAACCTGGAATAAGCATTTTAAATCTAATCTTAGATGGTCTTCCATTTTAAGAAACTTTGGTTATTATGGTATTCGTTTTAAGGAAAATAAAATATTTTTTCCTGAACACTTTCAATTGGAACAGAAATTTTTAAGGAAAAATCACAAACCAATACAAACTTACACTTGTGATGTTCCTGGATGTAACTATAGCGTAAAAAATAAAACTAATCTTATCAAACATTTACTTCGACATTCTAATAATAGTTATTTACCTTGTGAAATTCCTGAATGTGGATATATAGCAAAAAGATCTGATCATTTAACTGCACATATGCTTCGCCACATAAGTGAGCGTAATTATAAGTGTACTCATCCAAAATGTAATTTTAGTTCAACTGTAAAAGGTTCTCTAACAGTACATATGAGAACACATACATATGAACGCCCTTATCCATGTACTGTCGTAGACTGTGATTATAGTGCAGCAGAAAGTAGTTCTCTCAAGAAACATATACTAACTCACACAGGTGAGCGCCCTTATCCTTGTACTATTTCTGGATGTAATTATAAAGCAACACAAATTAGTACTCTGAATAAGCATATGAATACGCATATTATAAAAGAAAAGGAAGAAGAAAAGGAAGAAGAAGAAAAGAAAGAGGAAAAAGTAGAAAAGAAAGAAGAAAAAGAAGAAGAAACTACTACATATATGGAACAACAAAGTAGTGATGATGAAACTGTAATAGATTCAGAAAGTGACTATTACAGATTAATTTTTACAAGATAATTTATTTAATATTCGCAATTTTGAAAGTAAACTGGGAAAGGAACTGTATCTTTAATATTTTCCATACCAGTAAACAACATTGTCATCCTATCTAGACCCAATCCAAAGCCACCGTGTTGTACACTTCCAAACTTTCTTAAATCAGTATAAAATTTCATAGGCTCTTCACTAACCCCTTTAACATTCATCATTTCAATTAATTTAAAATAATCATCTTCACGCATTGAACCACCAATCAATTCACCAACCCTATAGGGCATTAGTAAATCAAAGTTATCACACAAATTAGGATTTTCTAGATTTCTCTTCATATAAAAACTTTTAATAGAAATAGGCCAATGAGTTACAAAGACTGGTCTATTAAAATGTTCAGTCAAAAATGTTTCAATTTCAGATGATAAATCCTCTCCATATGTTGCACCTGCTATTTTAATAGCATCTTCATATGTAACTCTTGCAAAATTAACTGAAACAATTGTCTCAAGTCTTTCCTTTAATCCTTTAGAAACAAAAGAAGATAATACATCAATATCACTTTTACACTTGTCTAATAAATAAGATGCAACATATTTAATATATCTTTCTCCAACGTTCATCAATTCATTTAAATCTAGAAAACAAGCTTCAATTTCTAAATGAGTAAATTCTGATAAATGTTTATGAGTTGATGAGTGTTCACTTCTAAATGATTTATTAGTAGTATAAACTTTTCCCAAAGAACAAGCCAAAGGTTCCAATGATAGTTGTGAACTTACAGTTAAATAAACAGGTTTTTTAAAATGGTCTTGACTCCAATTATATTCTTCAGTTTTTTTCTTAAAAGTTTTCCCATTTTCATCCTTCATTTCAACAGTCATAAGTTGTAATTTAGAAGGAATAGAAATATCTTTTTCAGTTACTTGAAACACTCCTGCTCCACCTTCACATTCATTAATTGTTAAAATATTTGGGTCCAAATGTAGAAACCCTTCTTCTTCATAAAAACGATGAGTTGCGTGACTAATAGCTGATTTAATTCTAAAGACACATCCAAAGGTGTTAGTTCTAGCTCTTAAGTGTTGATAATTTCTTAGATAATCCAAAGACATCTTACCTTTAGACAAAGGATACTCACTTGGTTCAGCCATACCCAATACTATAATTTCATCTGCAATCAATTCAAATAATTGCCCTTGAGCTGGTGATTCAACTAATTGTCCACGAACTTCTAAAGATGTTCCTACAGTATATTTATTGTTAGAATTATTAACTACCACTTGAATACCTTCAGCGTGAGTTCCATCGTTTAATTTAATAAAAGTCATATCTTTTTGAGACCTAGTTGTTTGAACCCAACCAGAAATTTGGATTGATTTCATAAATTCATAATTAGAAAAAAGTTGTTTTATTGTAAGCATTATTTATTTAAATAATATTTATTTAATTAACTTTTTTTTGTAAAAACTAATATATAAACTAATACCTATAAATAGAAGCATTAGCACCTTTATTATTTTTATCATATCTGTTGAATAAATATCAAATAATGTAAATAAAATTAATCTATAAATAATTAAAAATAAGAATAAGCTTCGTGCAATAAATTCATCATCATATATAATACAATAAATACTTAATAAAATTATAGATATATAAAAAATAATTAAATAAAGTGAAAAATTTATAGAATAAGTTTCAGGTGAACATAATATTATATATATCCCATAAATTAAAAATAATATATTCAGAAACAATACTAATTTCCATAATTCAAACTGCATTGTAATAGACTAGATAATTAAAAAAAATTATATAATAAAATTCTCAGCTAAGTTATATGATTGAAATAATTATTGCTGTATTAATTATAATTGTAGCTTGGTTATATTTTATGCAAAAAGAAAAATTTATAAATATTCCCGAGGTTACTGAAAACTTGGACAATGTCCACGTATTTGCTTTAAGCAAATAGGATAATAATAAAAATTTTTTATTTTTATTTATTACGTGTTTTCTGGTAAGGAAACATCCTAATTTTCAAAGAAAATTTCATTTTTAAAGATGACCATTAAATTTATTCTCATTTAATGTATTATTAAATGAAAATAAATGAAAATTTAATTGAAGAAATTTTTAGTAAAAAAGTTAAGATTAAAAATAAAACTGATAAGATAAAATTGTCCAAGTTTGAAGACTTGATACCAATGTATGATATTTATACTCAAACAATTTATCCTATCAAGAAAGAAAATTTATTTTTTAGATTAACTGAATCTAACTATAGATTCTTAACTCACGACGTTATTAAATGGATTAAACAAAAATATGATAAGAGTAAAGAGAAAGTATCTAATTCTAAAGGTGAAGAAAAAGAGCAATTAGAAGCATTAGTTATAAGATTAAAAGCAATGTTAAGTATCATTGAAAATTACGATATTGATACTCTTATAGATAACTCTTATAAAGTATTATATGAATATTCAACCTCTTTAGGTTTATCAATTAGTATTTGTAAAAGAAATAGTTTTAACCCTTATATTTTTTATTTAAAACCCTATTACACTAAAATTGAACTAATTAAATTAGGTCAAAATATGGGAATTATTGGGAGAAATATTAAACTAGAAGAATTAGCTGATATTGAAAAACATTATGAAGTTTGTAAAACAATTTCTAAAAACGATGTATCTTTTGAAGAAATCAAAGAACACACTGTTACCATTTATAATAATAATGCTATTTCAGATATTTGTTTCTTTTCCTTTATTGGTTCAACTATACTAAATAGATTTTTAAGAAAAAATAAATCTGGTGAATTAAATAAATTCTTTCATAAAAAATTAATGAATACTGTAGATACTATTAAACAAAGCCCAAAGTTAGAAAGTAATTATCAAATGTATCGTTTTGTTACTGATGACGAATTCTTAAATCATTTAAAAGTTGGACAAACTTTTGTCGATGAAGGCTTTATATCTTCTACACGTGATCCATTTTATGCTCCTAGTTTAACTGGTATTTTTGGAATGGTTTTAATTAAAATTAATATTAAGAAGGGGCAACACGGATTATTTCTAGAACACTTTTCTTTGTTTCCTAAAGAAGAAGAATTCTTATTACCCCCTTTTACTAAATTAAAATTAGTTTCTAGAGATGATAACTTTAAATATTATCACATTAATGAAACATTTGAAAAAGCAATCAATAAAAAATATGAATTTGATTTAATTGATTATGGATATCCTAAACTAAAAGGAATTAAACAAATTAATTCTCAAGTTCCTGATTTAGATTTTAGTTATTTAAATAAAGAAAATGCTACTAATAAATTCGAATTATTAAATCGATTGAAAGAATTAGCCAATAAATATAATGAAATTAATATTTTAGGAAAAATATTTTATGCATATTATTTTGATTCCACTGAAGCTTATAGTAAGTTTTATGTTAATAAAATAGAAAAAGGATTATCCCTAATGCATTTTGATAAGAATGGTGATTTAGCTATTTTTATAGAATTTGGTAAAGAATTGGTTGTAAATTATATGAATCAATTTTATTTTTATGATAAGAAAGAAAAGATTAAAGATGAATTTATAATTGAATTAGTAACTGAATTAGGATTAACCTTTAGTTATAAAACAGCAAAGATTTATAATGAATTTTGTAACTATAGTGAATTTAGTGCTAATTATTACAAAAATCAACAAATCTTTTTGTATTTAAATCATTATGATAATAGTATGTATAAATATGCAAAGGACAAAGTGAAACCTTATAGTTTTGAAAAGTTTTATAAATCTAACTTTAGAGTTCTAGAAACCAAACTAGAAACTAAATTAACTAATGAAGAAAAAACTAGATTTAATTTTACTGGTGCAACTGTAAGAGAATTATTAATAGAAACAATAGAGAATCGTTTTTATGAATATTCTAGTTTAATCAAATACTTTGAATTAGAACAATTTAATTACGGTGAATTAAATATATATGAAAAATTAATTTCACAAGGTAGAATTGAAACAATGTTAGAATTGGTATATACTGAAGATGAAGAAGAAAGTGATGATATCTTTAAATTATTATATAGACAACCAGTTCGAAGAAAGTAGCATTATACCTTTTGCTAAAAGTGCACCGGCAATAACATCAGTAGGATAATGAACACCTAACATAATTCTACTTAAACCAACTAAATAAGGAATTACTTTAAAATAGTTATTAACTATGCCGTTCTCTCTTAAAATATAAAATAGTAAGAATGCATTTAAAGTATGTCCAGATGGGAAAGAATAATAATCTAGTTTTAATTTTTCAAGATTTTCAATTGACTCATTTTCGTGATATGGTCTTTTTCTTTTTACTATATTTTTAATAGTAATATTTATTATTTGAGCGATTGCTAAAATAGCACATTGTTTTATACTTATTAAATTTTCATAATATAATATTCCAATAATAATTATAAAAAATTTCAAGTGAAATGGAAATGATATTAAATTCATAAATTCAAAAAGCACTTTTGGGCTTTTCTGTAAATTAACTACAATGCATTTTTCCATACTAATAAATTATAATAGAAAAAAAATAATAATATTAAAATAATTTTCTAAGTTATTTAAATATGATAAATCAGTTTTTAATAATTTTAATTTTATATTTAGTATTAAATCAAGTAATTCAATATTACAATGATACTAGTGATAATAAAGAAGCAACTAGTGTTGCTATAAATGATAGTCCTGATTCTGCAGCTGAAAGTGCATCAGATAGTGAGTCTGATTCTGAATCAAAACAAAAAAAAAACAAAAAAAATAAAAAATCATTAAAGAAGAAACAGTCAGTTCCTTTGGACTTATTTGGTACTCCTCGTGACCATAAAGATAATGAATACATAGTATGGGTATTTCCCCAACCTACACCTTGGAGTCAAATTATTTATTTATATAAACAAGATTTCCCCTTTAAATTTTTTATTAAAGTAAAGATTCCTTCACTAAATGATTATCAATCTTGGAAAGAAGTAATTCCTAATTTAGATTTTGATGCTAAAACTGGTGAATTAATTATTCCTTCTAAAGACGAAGCTAGTGCATTAGCTGTTGCAAACTTAATATTATCAACATTTGGAGGACAAATTAAATTAGAAACTATTTTAGAAAAAAGTTTAATTCAAATATCAGTTGCAAAAGCACAACAATTTGAACTTGTTAAAAATAAATTAAGAGAACAAATTATTGATAATCTTCAAGGAAAAAGTACATCAATCGGTAATAAGGATTATGAAGCTGATTTAGCAAAAAACAATAAGGAATCTAATTTAATTACAGAAGAGTTTAATAGTAATGAACCTATGGCAGCAATGCCTGGAGAAGGTTATTCATATATTTAGAGAGTTATTGTATTAGAATTTTTTTGCTAAATCTAATATTTTATCTTTTTCTCCTTCCGATTTATCTTTCCAATGTTTAACTTGTCTAGCTGTTGCATAATTATTAGATAATACCTTTATATTTTTATGAATGAAAGAATAATAAATAGCATCCCACATCTTCCACCAATCTTCATCCTTTTTTCTTTTAAAAGTACTCATTTTATCAATGTAATTAGATGACGAGAAATAAATTCTGGTCATCATTTTACCTCCGTCAGCGTATTGACTCATTCCCATAATATTAGGAACCATCACCCAATCATAAGCATCAACCGTCCATTCCATAAATATTCTATGAACTTCTTTTGGATCAGTTTGATTTATTAAAAACCAATTACCTAAATACATTAATCTTTCAATATGATGAGCATAAGAATATTTAATAATGTTTTTAATAATGGCATCTATTGGTTTAATATTAGTTGTAGCTAACCAATATCTTTCATCTATTTTTTTATGAGCTTTTAAAAAGTTATCATTGTACATATCAGGTTCTAACATATAAACGGAATAAACATAGTTTCTCCAACCAATAACTTGTCTAATAAATCCTTCATATGAAGCTATAGGAATTTTTGCTTTGTGTTTTTCGTAATAACTATTTGTTATTTCAACCACTAATACATCTGGTAAAATACCAATATTCATCATTGGACTTAAAACTGAATGAAACAAAAAAGGATTTGAAGTATCAACTGCATCTTCATAAGGACCAAATTTAGGTAATCTCTTTTCAATAAAATTCTTTAACCATTTAATAGCTCCTTTAGTATCTATAGGGAAAGTCCATTCTTCTGTTTCACCATAATTCTTTGGAAAATGTTTTTCTACATAAGTTAAAGCTTCTTTGTAATATTTATCTTTTTTAACTTTTGGTATTTTAGGAATAGTAATACCTTTGGGTAAGGCATTTCTATTTTCAGTATCAAATGACCATTTATTACCAACAGGTTTATTATTTTTCATTAATATATCAAGTCTCTCTCTTTGAAATTTATAAAAATTATCGTGTGAATATTTTTTATTTTTATAGAATAAATCTTTATTCTCTTCAATTTCAGATGGAGTTAAAAGAAAGTTTATATTTTCTAGCATTGTAGCTTTACTTAATTCTTTCTTTAATTTTTTAGCTAATTTATGGTCAATAGGATTAAAGTAAAATGTATCCTTTTTGTTTAATTTAGAATAGTGCACATTATCAAATTCCATATAGGTAACTGGAACTTTGGAATCAGCAGCATACTTTTTCATTGATGCTCGATGATACATTAGCTTTAACTTATGAAAGTTAAAATCGGTAAAATATCTAGGTTCTTCGATTAGATAAATATGAGTAATTTTTTCTTTGATTAATTTTAAAGGA